GAGAGGGGAGTAAAGATGAGGAGAGCAACAATTAAAGTACCACATAAGAGGATAACGGGTACACGAGGAAAGAAAAGTCATATTGGTAGAGGAAATGTAGGCTTTGCCACTATGCCTAAAAGAAAAAAATCTACATTTAAGAAATATCGAGGACAAGGAAAATGAGTACACCAAAAGTAAAACATTTAAAAACAAAAACAGTTATTGAGTTAACTCCAAAAGAGTTAGACCAATACTCAAAGTATCTAAGAGAATTAGATTCGGCAACACAAATGTTAAATGAATGTGGAGAATTGTATGTAAGTGACTTGCAAAATTTAATAAACTTAGAGTGGAGATTAAGAGAACTGTTAGGTCTTAAATTTAATAGAGAGACTTGGCAGTATGAAAAGGATAAAAAATGATTGACATATCAAGAGCAACACTAGATGTTATTGAAGCTATAAAGAATAAAGAAACTGTAGTTTTTGAGTATGGGAAACAAGAATTAAGAAACATAAAACCAGAAGGATTTTTTGGAGACTATGATGGTTTTCAAGGAACTGATATACAACTTAACCAGTTTAGAAGGTTTAAATTCTCAGAGGTAACAGACTGGATAGGTGTTAAACCAACAGTAATGAAAGAATTTACAATAGCTGTACCTTGTACTATCCATTATAAAGTAGTAGCTAATAACAAGAAAGAAGCTATACATATATTCCTAGCGAATCCTTTAGATATTAATGGCATTGTAGATATAGAAGAAACTACCAATGAGGAATTTGAAATAATAAATGAGGAAGAATTAAGTGGACTTTAAGTATAGTTTCTGTTATAATAGATATATAAGGTTATGTTTTTAAGAATGAATGAAATAATTTTAAATAAAGATCAGTACATGAAGATGGCTTCTGATTACAACATCATGTCTGATATGTACGAAATGAAAATAGGTCATAGTTTATCGGTGGATAATCATAATTTTAAAGTGTCGTTTACTGATAGATATACTTATGATTTATTTATAGGGTATATATACAAACCATACTTAATGGATTTACAGTCTGGAGACACACAATGATTCATATAGCCCTCGAAGCATACCTCGTAGATACATTGTGTACTGCTCTATGTAGTTTTAGTTTTGGGTCTAAAGTCTCATGTAAAACCCAACGATTTTTTAACTTCAATAAAATAATGGAGGATATATGCCAGTAGTTGAAGGAACTGCTATGTGGGCAAGCATTAAAACGCCCAACACTACATTTACTCCAGAGTATCAGATAACTCTGATCGTGGACGATAATGTTGCAAGTGATTTTAGTAGTAGAGGACATCGTGTTAAGGACACAGACGATGGACGAGCTATTATAATCAAACGTAAGGTGGCACGTAAGGATGGAACACCTAATAACGTGCCGAAGCTTATTGATGCTAACAAAGAACCACTAGACGTAGCTGTCGGTAATGGTTCTAAAGTTAGAGTTCAATATAGAGAATGGGAAACCTCAAACAATTTTGGAGATTTCAAAGGACTTGATCTTCAAGCTGTACAGGTCATTGATCTAGTAGAATATACTGGAGCTGATGGTAATGAGTTGGATTCCCTAGACGATGGAGATGAGCTATGAACGAAGAAGTAAATGGCGAAATGGAAGGGGTAAAACCCTATATCACTATTGATGATGTGCAGATCAATATTGAAGACTTACCTGAAGAAGGACAAGGAGTTTTCGGAAGACTGCAAAGATTAAATCAGAAGAAAGCTAATATGGTCTTAGACCTTGAAGAGGTACAAGCTGGTATTAACTTTTTCTCTAATAGAATTGTAGACATTGTTAATAATGATGGAGAAGAAACTGTATCTGAAGATGAAACCTCTGAAGAAGAGGATACTGACTCAGAATAGTTGTGCCTGAACGAGTGGGTAGTCTCCTATATTAGTACTATCCACTCAATTTTTTAATAACAAACGAGGTATATATGGCTTTTATAAAACACAAACTGTCTTGTCCTAAATGTGGAGGGAGTGATCCAGTATCTTTAAATGAAGATGGATCAGCAAAATGTTTTAGTTGTGATACTTATTTTTTAAATTATAATAAAGCAATTGAGGGAGAACTTGTAGTGGAGAAAGAAACAACAACACCAGCCAATCCTCACGGAGGAGATTTTGTAGCTTTAACAGATCGTAGGATCTCGGAAGCTACTGCAAGGAAGTATGGAGTTAAAAGTATTCTATCTTCAAGTGGAGATATAGTTCAACATATCTATCCTTACTACAACAAACACGAACTATCAGCTACTAAGACTAGATATGTTCGTGATAAAAACTTCTCTGTTAGTGGTAGCTTTAATGGTACTGGATTATTTGGAGAACAATTATTCCAGTCTGGAGGTAAAGCAATTACTATAACAGAAGGAGAATGTGATGCAATGGCTTGCTATGAGTTGATGGGTAGTAAGTGGGCATCAGTATCTATTAAGCGTGGTGCTTCTGGTGCAGTCAAAGATATAAAAGAAAGCTTAGAATTTCTTGAAAGCTTTGAGAGTATTGTTATCTGCTTTGATAATGATAAGCAAGGCATAGAAGCATCTAAGAAAGTAGCAATGTTATTTCAACCTAGTAAGGCAAAGATAATGTCGTTACCTAATGGATATAAAGATGCTAATGATATGCTCAGACAAAATAAACATAAAGAGTTTATTGAAGCGTGGTGGGCATCTAAAGTTTATACTCCAAGTGGAGTTATAAATGTATCGGAATCAAGAGCAGAGTTCTTTGATAGAGAGCAGAAAGAAAGTGTTGCTTATCCTTGGAAGGGTTTAAACGATAAGCTTTATGGTTTAAGAGCTGGAGAATTAGTTACCTTAACAGGAGGAACAGGACTTGGTAAGTCTTCTGTAACTCGTGAGTTAGAACATTGGCTTATCAAAGAAACAACAGATAATGTTGGAGTCATAGCATTAGAAGAAGATTGGAGGAGAACTGTTGATGGTATTCTTTCTATTGAAGCTAATGCTAGACTCTACATAGATCAAGTACGAGAACAATTTACTCCAGAAGAATTAGATAAGTTCTTTGATATACTTTATGATGGAGATAACGAGAATAGAGTATGGATTCATGCTCACTTTGGAACTAATAATATTGACGAGATTTTTAATAAGATAAGATTTATGATTATTGCTTGTGATTGTAAGTGGGTAGTCGTAGATCATTTACATATGTTAGTCTCTGCCTTATCCGAAGGAGATGAACGAAGAGCAATTGATAATATAATGACTAGACTGAGAAGTATAGTTGAGGAAACAGGAGCTGGACTTATACTTGTATCTCATTTAAGAAGAGTTGATGGAAATAAGGGTCACGAGAATGGTATTGAAGTAAGTCTATCTCACCTTAGAGGCTCACAAAGTATTGCTCAGTTATCCGATTGTGTGATTGCTTTAGAAAGAAATCAACAAGCAGAAGATATAGATGAAGCTAACACTACCAGACTTAGAGTTCTTAAATCTAGGTACACAGGAGATGTTGGTCTAGCTAGTAGATTACTTTATGAAAGAGAAACAGGAAGACTAAGAGAAGTACCTAAAGAACAGTTTGAAGAAAATGATGATGAGTTACTGGAGTTATAATGGACTTAGTATTTGATATAGAGACTGATGATCTTAAAGCCACTAAGATACATTGCTTAGTTGCTCAAGATATAGATACGAATCAGTTATATAAGTTTCCTCCTAATAGATTAGAAGAAGGATATGAATTATTAACTAAAGCAAATAGATTAATAGGTCATAATATAATAGGATTTGATATTCCTATGGTTGAAAAGTTTGGAGGAGTTGATCTATCTAATAAGCCAGTCGTTGATACATTAGTTATGTCTAGATTATTTAATCCAGTACGAGAAGGAGGACACAGCCTAGAGACTTGGGGTTATCGTTTAGGATTTAAGAAGATTGAGTTTGATGATTATAAAAATTATTCAAATGAAATGCTAACCTATTGTACTCGTGATGTACAATTAAATGCAGTCTTATTCCATAAGTTAAGAGAAGAAGGAAGAGGATTTGATAAAGAAGCAGTTAAGTTAGAACAATCTGTAGCTGAAGTTATTAAACAACAAGAGATTAATGGCTTTAAGTTTGATATGCAAAAAGCTGAATTATTATTAGCTGAACTTAGACAGAAGATGCAAGAAGCAGAAGATGAAGTTCATAAAGAATTTAAACCTAAGTTAGTAGATATTAAACAAGTTACTCCTAAAAAGAAAAAAGATGGTACGCTTTCTAAGGTAGGATTAACTGATGAAGAATACCAGAATATATTAGATACTAATAACTTTAAACCTTTCATGCGTAGAAAGTTACAGGACTTTAATTTAGGTTCACGTAAACAGATAGGAGAATACTTAATAGAGTTTGGTTGGAAGCCTAAAAGATTTACTCCTACTGGTCAGCCTATTGTAGATGAAAAGACTTTAGCTAATATAGATAATATTCCCCAAGCTAAATTAATAGCTTACTATCTTTTATACCAAAAGAGAATAGCACAAATAGATTCTTGGATTAAAGCTGTAGAAGATGATGGTAGGGTACATGGTTTTGTTATTCCTAATGGTACTATTACAGGAAGAATGACACATAGAAATCCCAACATGGCACAAGTACCTAATCTAGGTAGCCTTTATGGTAAGGAATGTAGATCATGTTGGACAGTAAGAGAAGGATATAAATTAGTAGGTATAGATGCGAGTAGTCTTGAGTTAAGAATGCTTGCTCACTATATGCAAGACGAGGAGTTTACAAATGAAATCATTAACGGAGACATACATACCTTTAATCAAAAAATTGCAGGACTTAAATCAAGAGATCAGGCAAAGACATTCATCTATGCTCTCATCTACGGAGCAGGAGACACCAAACTTGGACAAGTGGTTGGAGGAAATCAAAGAGATGGGCAAAGAGTTAGACAACATTTCTTCGATAATAAACCAACATTTAAGTCTCTTAGAGATAGAGTACAGAAAGCGTCAGAGAAGAAATGGTTGAAGGGATTAGATGGTAGAAGGCTTTTAATTAGAACACAGCACGCTGCTCTCAACACTTTATTACAAGGTGGAGGAGCTATTGTTATGAAGCGAGCTTTAATAATGTTACAGTCATTAATTAAATTAAATACACTTGATGCTAGATTCGTAGCTAATATCCATGATGAATGGCAGATGGAAGTTAGAGAAGATATAGTAGACTTTGTAGGTGAACGTGCTGTTGGCTGTATTATTAAAGCTGGTGAGTATTATAATCTTCGCTGTCCTATGGATGGTGAATACAAAATAGGAGATAATTGGAGTGAAACACATTGAAGGTAATAGAGTAGGAGACATGGCAGAACATTATGCTACCACTTGGTTATGGGATAATGGCTATGAAGTATTTAGAAACTGTGGATGTACAGGAGGTGTTGATCTCATTGCTATATCTAAGACAGGAGAGTTGACATTAATAGATGTTAAGTCTTATCGAAGTAAGAAAGGTAAAGCATACACAGCGTTTAAACCTACTGGTAAAAGAACAGATCAACAAAAGAAATTAGGTGTTAGACAATTATATTATGATGCCGAGACTAGAAAATTAAGATTTGTAAATCATAGAACATGAGTAAAAAGAAACTAAACACATTAGTAGAAGACATCTATAAGAAGCTATCTGCTCTTGGAGAGGGTAAGTCGCTTAACCTATCAGACGAAGTGATAGATCAATTTGGCGAGGATATGAAAGAGGTACTAAAACATTGGTCAACTCCTTCTCCAAGAAGCAAAGAAACTTTAAGAATGTCTAATATAGGAAGACCTAATAGACAGTTATGGTTTGATATGAAGACTGAAAAAGAAGCTCAACCTATTGCACCTGCTACCTTTATTAAATTCTTATATGGTCATATGTTAGAAGAAGTAGTATTACTTTTAGTAAGACTTGCTGGACATACAGTATCAGATGAACAAAAAGAAGTTAAGGTTAAAGGAGTGCATGGACACATGGATTGTGTTATTGATGGTGAAGTAATAGATATAAAGACAGCTTCTGGATTTGCCTTTAAGAAATTTAGAGATGGTACTCTTAGAGAAGATGATACCTTTGGATACATGGCACAACTAGCAGGATATGAGTCTGGTCATGGTACATCTAATGGTGGATTTCTAGCTATGAATAAAGAAAGTGGAGAACTTGCCCTTTATTGTCCAGAAGAACTTGACAAGCCTAATATAGAGACTAAAATAGATAAGGTTAAGAAATCTTTAAAGGACGAAACTCCTCCTGAATTATGTTACCAACCCATACCAGATGGAGTCTCTGGTAACATGAAACTACCTAGAGGCTGTATGTATTGCAGACATAAGGTAGAATGTCATAAAGATTCTAATAATGGTAAAGGACTTAGGATATTTAAATATTCTAAAGGATACTCTTATCTTACAAGAGTAGTTAAAGAACCTAGAGTACAAGAGATAACTAATGAATTCAAAAAAAGCAAAGCACGTTAGAAGAAAAGCTAAAGAACTTATGGTGGATTGGATTAAGTCTATGATACCAGAAGAAGATAGTAATGATGTTTCAATAAAGAACTTAGATAAGTATATGCCAGATCAAACACATATCTATGCTAATAGAAAAGTTATACTATCTGCTTATAGTTATAGATGGTTTATTAAAAAAATTAAAAAAATATATAATTCAAAAAATATAAATATAAATAATATTACTTTAAAAGATACAGAAAATGTCTGAAGAATTTATAAACGTAGATGGTATTGACTTAAAAGATTTAATTACTATAGTAGGTAGTTATTTATTTAATGGTAATGATATAGATACTATAGATACTGAAGTATTAGAAAAGATGTACGAGCTAGTAGAATTAGAATTAGAAGAAAGAGAAATAAAGGTATTACATTAATGACTAAGAAAAAGAAAGAAGATTTAGTGAATCATCCAAAGCATTACAATCAAGGAGAGATAGAGTGTATAGATGCAATCAGAGCTATGTTAGGTACTGAAGAATTTATTGGGTACTTACGTGGTAACTCTTTGAAGTATAGATGGAGATTTAGATATAAGAATGGT